GTGAATAGGTCTTTTGATGCTGTTAGCTGTACGTCACCGGTTAGCCCGTTAGATGTAAGTGTGATAGGGCTTATATTGATCGACCCAAACGGCCCGTTTAATGGCTCATGTAAAACGATAGACCACGAATCATTATTTCGCCGCTCAATCTTCTGTTGTTGATACCCATCAGCGGCCAGAAATATAACGTCGGCAGATTGCGTGTGGCGAATTAAACCTAAATCGGCTGTAACGTAATCAATAGGTAATTCCATTGCCCCAGCGGACTCAACGGCAACAGTATTGACTATCACTGTGTAATCTAAAGCACTCGAGAAATTCACATAGAAATTGCCCGTAGGTGTGAAGGCTAGTGAATGGTAGCCAGTACCAAGTGTAGCAGTGTGATAATCGCCATTGGTTGCTGTGGTGCCTATTCGTATTTTTACCGGCCCACGCGCTATATGGATGCGTAAAGCGTGCACCACGCTAGCCTCATTGGCTGTGATTAGCTGTGTTCTGGAGGCCTCATTGATACCGGTCCCAAGCAAGAATAGTGCTGCAGTAGCGTCCCAAGTCGAAGCGGCGCCAGCTTCATCCGCATCAGTCCACCCGGTTAAATCAGTGGTAAAGCTGCCGTTTGTTATTGCGGCCGTAACTGTCGGCCTGGTTATAATCACTTCATCAACTGATACACGGATAACGGTATTAGTTATCTCGATGATTGCAGTGTCATCCGAGGCGGCTATAAATGGGATATGGTGGGGCTTATTGTTAGATTTGGTGCCGTAAATATACTCGAGGCCAGGGCGTAGCATCATGCTACCCAATACTCGAGGAATCCAATTTGTTTGCGTTTCGGCTGAAAGCTGTAACCGGTCTAAATCAACCCTAGCCATGCCAAGCGGAGATATGATTCCACGGTTAAAAGCTAGTAAGGCTGCATTCTGCTTTGGCATATTATTTACCGGTATCTACGGTTAGATGATCTTCTCGCACGAGTCCAATTTCCTGCAGGGGGGAACCTTGTAGGCTCATTCATTGCATCCAAATTCTTAGCGTCTGAAATAGACTTTTTAAGCCGCATGTTCAGATTATCCATTATCGATTGTGATTTAGTTAGGCTAATTGCCAGCTCTGCAGCCATTTTAGTAGCTACACACGTCCTGAATAGCTCAGTCCATAGGGAGTAATCACGCCCAAACAAAACACTATCTGAAACATATTTAACATAGATCGTTTGGTAATCACAAAACCAGTAATTATTTTCATCAGAAAACGCAGTTATAGGCTCTTTGTAGTACTCATCGGAGCATATAGCCGCGCTTCTAACGTAATTGCCTGGCTTTGTAAATGCGTACAAATACCCAAAATCGGACGTGACGCTAGAATCGTAATTCCACTCTAGCGATCGTATAGCAAACGTCCATTGCGCCTCTTCAAGCATTTGCTTGATCGGATCTTCGTCCCAAATTGAGTCAAGCGCGTATCGTTCCGGCCTGTTAGCCGTTAGTGATGCTAGCTTTGTTTCACCGCAAAGCCGCAAAGCTTGGTTGTAAAGACTCAATTGGGTTGGGATTGTCATAGCGTGATAGTTTTCCTGTGGTCAGCTAAGGCGGTCATAGCAGCCTGCTCTGTTTGGAATTCTTTTGCTATCCAATCCTCGCCGCCTATACGTTTAAATGCCCATTTGTACCGGCCATTAATGTACTTCACTTCAAATTCGCTATCGACAGGGCTACCCGCCGCATCTTTAAGCTTAAAGTAATCAAGCACAGTAACAATAACATCTAAGTGACTAACCATCCGAACAAGAACACGACAATAAAACGCGTCATCTTCTGAGCGAATTATGATTTCATCGTTTGGTTTTAGGTTGTGCGCAATATGAGTGAAGCTTTTAACGTCCGTGACTTGATCTATCGTAGCGCCAGGTGGGGCCCATAGATGTTTAACTGTTCGCACATGATCGGCATCTTGTAAGTCGCCGTGTGCTTTGAATACGTGTGGTATATTTTCTTTGCTCATAATTAAGGGCCATGTTGGGTTATCTTAAAAAGCCCCAAACCGAATAGTAAGGGGCTGAGCAATATTATACCAATGTTACGCTAGGATTGCAGCCGATACAGTTGCGGCGCCGCCAGCAGTGGCAACGGTTACTGTATGTAGTGTCGCACCGATAGTAGCCGATGTTTTGGTAACAATTACAGTATCGTTTACTTTCATGCCTAGAGCGGTGCCGTCGCTAAAGTAATCAGCGGCATCTACATCGGTATGAACATCAGTTGAAGCATAAGACCAAATAGAAAGGCCGTCACCCATACCAGGAACTAAAAGTTGTGGAGGATTAGTTGTTGCGTAAGCCATATTATTCTCCTAAATTAAACAGCAGCCATCGCTGAGCCGTCGTGAGTGATTTTAACAACGCCAGAGTTTTGTAACAATTTGGCACCCATGTACATAGTGCAACGAGCGAACGAGTAATCTTGCTCTTCATCGTAGCCAGCGAACACTTGCATTCCGCTAGTATCAACAGCATGCCCAATAGCTGATTTATGGAACACATACATAATTTCAGCATCAGTACCGATACCACCAATGTTTGGATGCTCGATAAAAGTCATGCCAGCCCAACGGAACATATTAGATGCTGAGCCTGCTAATTGCTTGTCGTTAACGTAATCAGCCGAGGTAAACTCTTTTGTTTCGTTTAAATAAGCATGGGCAGCAGGAGAGATAACACAACAGATGTTACCGTCGTTAGGTACTGCGTTGTTACCAAGGATAGCTTTTGCACGGGTAAACATGCGAAGAGTAGCGGTAGCCGCTGCACCTTGAGTTTGTGTAGCTGCACTAAGCGCTGTAAGGATCTGGTCATCTCGTTTACGAGAAACCGTACCGTATGACGTTTGTTGCATGATTCGGCGTTGATCACCTTGGCTTGCGAACACGTTGAAGCCGGTCTTTTTAACAAGATCGTGCTCTTCGGTTAACGTTGCTGTTAACTGAGTGTTGTTGTCGCCGCGTGAAGGGATTAGCCCGTTTTGACCGCGTGTTGAAGTTACTGCGCCTCCTGAGTCCGCAACTAGGAATGTCGCTTGATTCCCTTTAATTACGGATTCGGTTGTTACGCATTCGGTCAATAGTGATTTGTGTTGTTCGAAGCCAGGAATGTACTCACTTCGGTACTGAATTGTATAAGCTGTTTCGGCCATGATAGGCACCTCATCAAATAAATTAAATGCACGTTATGTGCGGTTAATCCGTATGACGGGTTGCCTACCGTGACCGATGTTGAAGGTTACCCGGAGGGCTTCTTCATCGTTCTATATAGAGCCGTTGTAAACGGTTATTTTGACCGCGCTTTGTTTAGTAGCGCGAATCGTTCTTGCATTTTGTCATCCTTCCAATACTTATTTCGTTCTGTAGCATCAGGAGAATTCATCATTGTTTGTATCTTACTTATTTCTGCGTCTATGCTCCCCGCTTGGTCTGGGCCAGGGGGAACTAACGTTGCCGTCGGGTTGAGCTGCTTAGCTAAACCTACTAACCATCTAATATTATCAGGATTGTTTGCAAAGTTCAAACCTTGGTCATCTTTGCCATACATTAAACGATCAGCCGTACCTTCTGGGGCGTTAGTGAATAAAGACTGTACAGCGTTTTTATTCCCCTCATATTCGGCGCCCCATTCAGACCTCAGTTCAGCCTCACCATTGATTCTAGCCTCATCATTGGCAAACTTGACGTTTTCTTGTTGGGCTTCTACGTCCTTCATAAACCACGATAGTGTGCTCTTAACCGCATCGGGCGCCATATTGGACTCATGCGCAAACTGTAAGAATCCGTCTAGCTGCGGCTTGATATCCTCACCTATCACCGTGCCATCATCAAAATCTAAACTGTAACCACTTGGGTCTTCAGGCACGTCAATAGAATCACGGTAAGCTTTTAGCGCTTCTGGTGTCGCGTCTGGCCCTGGTTTCTCCACTGCAGGTTTGTAACCTGATATTTTCTTTTGCGCTTCGAAATACGACTTACCTAAATCCGCAGGAGAGTTTAAGCGCTGCAGTTGTTTGAGTGCCTTCTCGTCACCACCCGACATATTCTCACGCCAATCATCAGGCCAGGTTTGTGGTGCGGTATTCTCAACCTCTGGAGCGTTAAGAATATTTGTAGGTTCTTCACTAGCGCCGGGTTCAGGTGCCGGGTTGTCTAGGATTTCGTCTGTCATTTTTTAGCTTCCTGTATTTTGCCAAGCTTGGCATTAATGGCACCAGCTATCTGGTCACCTACGAACTTTTTACCGAGAGCAAAACTTGTATCGCGCTCAGTTGGGTAAAACTGGTTCCCCGCTCTATTACATAGGCCGTCAACGATATAAGACAGTGCCATAACTTGTTGGTTTTCGTTTGCAGTGCCAGCCCATACAGCCTGGATAGCCCTAATATTTTCTTTGTTTGCAGTGAGCCATTTCTGGTCTGGCTCCCAATATGCAGGGCTATCTTTTCGTTTATCCATTCGCTACCGCCTGAGCTGCACCAACAGCTTGCGCGCCTTGCTCTAACATCGCCATTTCTTGCTGTTGTGCCGCTGCTTCTGCATCACGTTCTTTAGCTGTTTGCACATCCTCAACGCTATTGAGCCACTCTTCCTTAGCCCCAACACCTTGTATTGCAGCGCGCCCAGCTTTGTCTATATCTACGTTGTAGGCGAATGATGGATCTATTGAGACAGCCAATTGTATGACTTCGCTTATCGCCTGGAACTTGCCAGCATCGGCCCGATCTTCGGACTGACTTAAAGGGGATATGAATTTGAACTGGTAATCTTCACCCTGTAGCGACTCAGGCACATCATTAACGTTGCCCATCCAGCCCATTGACCAAAGCAAATCAAACACTTCTTGGCATAGCGGAGCGCTATATTCTTCTTCGATAGGCTCAAAGACAGGCATGATTTGACGTATGTATTCTTGGTTACGAATACCGGCTTCATACGCTGTCATTTCGTTGTACACAGGAAGCGTGAATTTATCAAGGTACAACGCTTTGGCTAGCATTTGTTGTGTTCTGTCGGCCATTTCCATGCCGAGTGGAATGCCAGACCGATCAATGCCGAGTGGTCGTAGTGCCTCACCTAAGCGCTCATCATAATCGTTGTCGATCATGGTTATACCGCCAGACATTAAGCTGATGTCAGACCGAATAGCGCCCTCAGTAGCGATCAATGGTGGATCTACAGCCTTCTCGCCTGCTTCCAATAGAATACGCGTCATGTCCTGGAATAATCTAGCATCAGGCAAGCCGCAGATCATCGCCGGGGAGTATGCGTACTGTGAGCTTGATATGGTTGCCCATCGCGGTATAACGTAATAGTTATGTCGCAATGGCGTATCTTCCATCACATGCTTGTTTTCAACATCGATGAATAGTGATACATTCTTAAGATTGCTTTTAATCCCGTATTGCTCGTTTTTGACTACAACGTGAAGTACCTGCATTTCTTTCATTGTGTCTTTTGCGCGCGTTACTGACTCATGGCATCGATCGCCAAACAATGATTTTAACTGGGCAATGGTGTATTTATATTTGCAATATTTACCCGATACAGTCCCGGTCTCGTCTTCGTTCCACACCACATCGCGTGGGTGATGATCACGGAACAGTAAGCCATTGCGATCACGGTTAGGAATTACAGAGAGTATTGCGTTACCAAAGTTCACAAAGTCTCGATCAGCTTCTTTTGTCGCACGCTGGAAGTGAGAAGTGGGGTCATACATAGCCTTGCGCATGATTGACGTTTTATCTTGCAGCCACATCTTAGCTGAATGATCTTCTTTGTTGTCGTCGATCAAGCCCATGCTAAACCAAGGCGAACTCTTAGGTCGTAGCATTGCCCCTAATTGATCCGACAAATCACGGCTAGCAGTAAGCGGGTAGCTCGTATAAAGATGGTCAGCGAAAACATCACCTATATCGCGCGTAACAGTGAAGTCTGCGCGCTCAATATAAAAGTTGTCGGCTATCTCTTGGTTCCTGCTATCAAGTGTGGTTTTAGCTGAGAATAGCTTGTCACTTATCGCTATATGTTCTTTTGCATCTTCATTCACCCGCCTAACCCCTCTGTTAATATGGTGCTTTGTCTGCCGGATGTTTTGCTTTTAGCTCTACGCTTGCGGGCTTCATTCGCTGCAGTACTGGCCGTGGGTAGTGGTATCAATGGGTCTTCTTCCGGCACTGGGATATCAGGAGTGAACAAACCACCAAAGTCAGCAACCGCCTCCTTAGCCGTATGCACGGGATTTATGATCGATTTCTCAAATGATTTTGGTTTCCTAAGATCCCAAGCGCCGAATCGCTCTTTAATGTTCTTTTTGCTTGTGATCTTATCAAAGGTCTTGCTTGCACCAGCCATGCTATCTCCTCGCTCTTCGACTACTCATTATTGCAGTCTGTTGGTTGTTCATTCTACCACCGTTCTTGTTCTTTTCCCAAATGCCGT